GATCCGCTGCATCTGTTAGTCGTTTGTTACCATACTTATCCAAAGCTTTTGTGTTGCCTAACAAGTACTGACCTAGGCTAGCCTCTAGCATTTCTGCGTCCGCAGGGGTTTTGTTCCAAGGGCCTTTCATCATACCCCCGGCTTTTAAAAACTCTTGGGTTGCAGATTCCCACTCTTTGAAAGAATCAATACCCATCTTTTCGTACATGTCTGCACGAGCCCGAGCATCTTGCACCCTCTCGTACAACTTAGGGTCTGCGCCACCACTAGCCGTGAAGTATTCTTTAAATTTCTGATTTGCTTTTTGCATACCAGACTGAATCTTTGGGGCAGCACCAACGTCCAAGGTCGAACGGTCTACCGCATCTACGCCCTTCATAAACCCGCGAGAGATCGTGCCGGGGGCTTTTCGTAATGCATCCGCAGTCTGCTTCGCCATCTCTGTTTGGCCCACGGCCCGTGCACCCATGCCCAAACCTTTTAAGGCAGTGTCAAACGCACCGCTGATGATACCGTCTTCCGCACCGACGCGTAGTTTGTTACGGAGCCGACGACCTGCTTCTTCCCGTCCTGTCAGACCTGTGTCTTCTTCCGTTTCTAAAACGTCGGGGAAGATTTTAAAGTGATCGGACATCGTAGTGCGTCCGTCACTGGCAACCAATGTGCTGTACCCCATCGAGGCTGCGGCAGTAGAACCTGTCAACCCGGCCCATGTGCTCAAAGCTTTTTGACCAGTCGCGGATGAGCCAAACTTAATAGCACTCTCGCCAAACTTAGAACGACCTGCGGTAGACATAGTCTTACCCGCCTTGGCAAGTTTTGCAGCCTGTCCTGCTCGACCTAACCAACCTGCAATAGGAATAAATCCGACCCCAAATGCAACGAGGTCTTCCGTCACCTGACCCGCTGTATCTAACTCTGGCTTGATTGCTTCGAACGCTTCAGTCACTGCACGAGAGGTGTTGGTGTCAAAGGCCGCATCGAGGCCAAGAGCACCGAGTTCCGCGATCCCTTGTGGCACAGACACAATACCAGAGTAGATACCCTTGCCGATGTCTTCGAAGGTGTCAGGGACAAGGCCCTGATCGCCAGAAAGGTAGGACCCTTTCTCTTCTTTTAGTACAAAGCCCTCTGGCACAGATCCCTGTGTCGATTGCTTCAGTACAAAACCTTCGGGAACTTTATTTACTTCGGTTGCCATGAGCTTCCATTCCAGACTACTACTTCACCAGTCTCTGGATTTTCAGCTTCTTGTCCAACTTTAAATCCACCTGAAGACGGAGTGTTGTTTCCTTGTGCCCCTGTGATCGCTTGACGAACACGGGTGCCGATGTTGTCACCCATAGAGGTATTCATGTTTTCCTCTACAGTGGCAGGATCTTCGTTGTTCTTAATCTTTTCTAGGTACACTTCTAGTGCAGCTTTACCTTGTTCCGTATCCAAGAACCCACCGCCTGCAGCCTCGGCAGCGGCCTCTGCTCTAGCGGACGCAGTTTTCTTGAACTCACCCAAACCAAATAAAACAGCTTGGGCAAACGCATCAGGGCCTTTGCCAATACTAGACGCGATAGCAACGTCTGCAATGCGGCGGTTGATCTCGTCGATGTCATTTACATCCTTCATACCAAAGACCGTTCTAGCAAACTCTTTCTTGTTAGCCTCTGTTGGTTTCTCACCCGCAGCCTTTAGTGTCAGGTTCGCAACTTTCTCAGGGCTATCCTGAGAGGCTGCGTTCTGCACCTCTTTAATCTTTTCGTTGGCTTTCTTTTCTACTTCAGCCTCAGAACCGTATATGCTCAACATCCGATTTAGCGACAGACCAAAACCCGGGATCAACGCTGTCATGTCTTTGATGCTGTATGTCCCCGGAGTTGCCCCTACGTCAACAGGCCCACCTGCAAGATACCCTGTTGGTTTTCGCTGTTGTACAGGATTCTGTACAGGTCGTTGCGGCTTGGGTTGCTGTGGTCCACCTAACATATTAGGTGCGACAGTTGTCGGAGCCGGGACGTTAGGTGCCATAGGACCGGGGCCCATGGGCCGAGGTGCAGGAGGCGGGGCCAACGGATTCATCTTCTTAGGAACACCAGTTGGGCTTACAGGCATCGCCGCCATAGGGTTAGCCGCCTGCATAAGTTCTGGAGAGGATGCCATGATCCCACCCATCTGAGCAAGTTTGTTACGAGCAGCGCGTTTCGTAGGTTGAAACAGCTTTCTATTATAGACCCCATTCACCTGTAGTACCCCCCTTGGTTCCCGCCATAGAAACTACCTAAACCGCCTGAACTCAGGCCAAAGATATTACCATAACCCTGACCTGCCGACGAGATCCCTGCGTTCTGAAAGAAGTTACCCAAGGGACTAGCCTGTGGCGTAGCCGCTGCGGACAGAGATGTGCCACTTGATGGGACACCCTTCAAGATGTCTCGCATGTATGAAAAACGAGCAAATGGTTCGTATGCTTCTTCCAACTGGCCTGCACGTACAACGTCATACTCACGCTGCAATTGCTGTTGTTCCTGTTGACCCATGTTGAACAGTGCGTTCACATCTTTCTGACCCATGCCCTGAGTCGCCTCGCCAAGAGCACCCATGCTCTGGCCTAGCCCTTGGAACAATTGTCCCGCTTGTTGTCCACGTTTCTGTTGGTTCTCAAACGCTGACATAGCTTGGTTTTGTGCACCACTGTATGCCTGTGAACGCAACCGGGCACCAAGGTCTGCTTTGTTTTCAATAGCCGCTTTTTCCAACTCGGCCTGCATCAAAGCACTACGTGATCCACCAAAGGCTCCCGCACCTACAGCTTGCGCAGACTGTCCTGCTTGCGCTTGTGCTGTTTGCTCGTCGATGTCTTTATAGGCAGATTCAATAACCTCATCCACAAAGGGGTCATAATAATCTTTGTAGGTCGTCGGGTCGTATGACCCAGTTGTATCTTGTAGAGTTGTCACACCTTCCTCAAAGATTTCTTCTGAGCGATCTAAGAAAGGTTGGTACGCGCCAATACCCTCATCTGCCAAATTTAAGGCTTTAACTTGAGGGTCTGTAAAACGAATAATGTCAGGGGCAGCAACGCCACCCTCTGTAGCGATAACGGGTTCACCATACTGGTCGGTCTGGGCAAGAGAGGCATCGCTCGTATATGTACCGTCTTCCATAAGGTACATCGGGTTGCCGTCTTCGTCCGTAACAGGCTGACCAAATAAAGGAGAAAAAGCGGCAATCCCCGTAAGGTTGCCGTCTTCGTCTACCGAATAAATGTTTGCGAGAAGGTCTTTTAGAAACTTTTCCTGATACTCAGGAAGTAGCTCCATACTTTTGACAATTTGTTCCTCTGCCATTATGCCATCCCTTCAAAGCGATTCATCATCTGGTACATCTTAGCTGCACCTTTCGCTCGGTTACCACCACCTGCACCACGTACAGCGTCGGCAGTCATTACAAACTCACCGTCCGAGAGCCGAGCTTCTTGAACCGGGCCACCGTTTTGATAAATCATAGCAGGTATACTATCACTTGTCCCAGAGCCGGGACCCTCGATGTAACCACCTTGTGCTCGGTAGTTCACGGTAGGTCTAGCGCGTGGTGCACGGTTAGGTGCCATGCTAGGAGTTCCGGGGGCCACGGTCCCACTGTAACTCGGTAGTCGTTCGCCTGTGTTATATTGTTGCTGCTCCCCATCGGACATTAGTTGGTCGAACCGAGGTCCACGCTGCTCGTCTAGCATTGTACGGAACACGCCCTCTACTAGCGGATCCATGTTGCCTGTTTTAGGATTGATCATACCACCTGCGGTTAGGATTCCAGTAAGTGCTGCGGTAGGACCACCACCAACCATGCCCATTGCCGCAGCTTGAGCCGCACGTCGTTGTCCTTCAGGAGTATTTAACATCCCCATCAGAGCACCGCCCATCTGTCTGTTAGAACCGTCGCCGCCACCTAAAGCGTTTATTGCATTAAGAGCGAGTCCGGCTTTGCCGCCCAAACCTGCGCTTAAAAGACTGCCAACCCCTGATCGCATCGCGTCGTTCAAAGAACCACCACCAAGAAGAGTTCCAAGACCCCCTCCAAGTACTGCTCCTATGGGATTACCGCCTGTCGCAACCATACCGACCAGACTACCAAGAGAACTTAACAGGTCCCCTTGTTTTTTATCCATTTGTTTATCTTGTGACATGGTCCTTCATCCTATAACTGAACTCACTTTAGCAGATAGCAAAGTCCTTTTACACTACAATTTTTAAATCACCGTCAGCCGTCTTGTAAACATCCCCTACAACTAAACCCCCTGCGACCGCCGCTGCGTTGTCTGCATATGTTGCTAGGTTTAACATACTCAGGGTAGATACAGCACTATCCCCGGGGTTGTTTTGTTGCTGCAGGTAGAACGCAAACGACTGCACCACACTGTCGAGATACTTCTTGTCATACGACATGGGAGCCTGTGGGAAGTACGGGAGGGTTAGTTTTAACGACGGCATTAACGTCTCCCGCTTTCTCTAACTTCTAGTTTAGGTGTACCCAAACGCCAACCAACACCTAGTTCGTTAGACGAAACCTTAAACGTGGCACTGCGTCCCCGAAGTCTAAGATTGACGTAATCTGTAAAACCTTCTTTACTTTCAGGAAGAACTCCATATCGAATAGGGTCTTTGTAAATATTTGATTGGTTATTAGACTTTTCATACAGCTTCTTGCCAAGTAAATCTGGCTCAAGTCCGCTTATGTTTGGCGTAGCTACATAAGTTTCAAGTCTAGCCTCCATATATGGCAGCATGTAGTCTTCTATGTAGTCGATTATATCCTGTGAAGGTTTGTTAGTAGACCCGTAGTATTTCCAAGCGTGATAGCTTAAAAATTCAAGTCCATCTGAATAATTAACATATCCACTAAAGTTTATATCTCCTAATGATCTGCCGGGCATTGCTTCTGCCGTAACCCACTGCGCTTCCTCTTCGGGGTAACCAACACTAGCCGAAAGTAAAGAAAGAGCTATAACGGGTGTCCCGTCTGATTGCCGCAAAAACGGATTGTAACTGTTCAGCGCGTCAAAACCGCTACCGGGGTACTGTTCTGTAGACAAGTCTATGTTTACATACGGCGTTTCTGCGGTGGAGTCTTTGAAGGTGATATCAGGGATAAGCTTTTTAATCATCATAAACTTATCACCTTCGCCAATATCAAACGGGCTAGATTCAATGTATGCCGAGATTGGAAGAGCAGGGCTTGTAGAACCATCATCAAACCCTTTCTCATGTTCGTATAAATGCCCGTCTGTACCTGCCGCAATTGGGAAGTTAAACAAGCCACGGTCCATCCACGCAGTGCGGTTAAGCTTACCTACTGACCAAGTTTGTTCTTGGTAGTTATAGATCACATAGCGATCAACGTCTTCATTTCGGTACGTCCCCTGACCATCAAAGTTTGCTGAAGGGTAGAACCACCATACCTCAGAATGCTCAGAATTCACACCTGCGATAACCTTTTCCGCTTGGTCAAAGTTAAAGTCGTTAAAGACGTAGTCTCGTACGGTACAAGGCATCCTTTGTACCGAACCTTGGTAGACATAGAACTCGTTAGCACCCATCCACATCACAACATCGTCAACCGCAACGGCAGCGTTTGGTGATTGGATTGTAATCTTTTCGGAAACCGCTGACACACCAAAGATGTACGGAGGTCCAAGGAACTGCATCGTATAGAGCGTGGTATCTGTAAAGACTAGAATCTGTTGCTTCGTTTCCACAGCCTGAACAATCTGGGAACCCAGACCCAATCGCAACTCACCCGCAGTAGTGTCGGTGCTTGTGTCCCAACGACGTAAGTTGTTGCCCGGGCTAACCTCATCTGAAGTAGAGAACCGAATAGTCAACGGGTCTTGGACCCCGGGGTCGAACTCTGGGTCACAACCGAATGCAATGATGTGTCTATCTCGGTCAGAAACCAACACTTGTTTTGCAATAGTCGGAGCACGGGTCGATCCGTCTAGGTCCGTAAGGGCCACGGCCCGAGTAGAAACATCCTCGGACGAATCCCAGTAGAAAATGGGTCCGTCACGATAATTAAGTATCAAGTCTTCCCCGAAAGTAGTGTGGTGCCACAAACGTAGCGAAGCCTGCGCTTGTGTCTGACCCCAACCCTGAAGACCAAACGCGTTTGCGTTCCAACCGTTAAACAACTGACTGATGTTAGAGCCTACGTTAATCTGGAAAGTGGCAACTGTTTGTGTGCCTCCTCCTGTTGTTGTCGTTACCGTAGAGTTTAACGGATACAGGTCGTCATCTATCTCGCCATTAACAGTTATGTCGTTAAGGGATTTATTCGTCTGACGCAGTTGGAAAGTAAACTGGAAGTTAGACAGTTTTGTTATCTGATACTCTTGGTTCACTGCGTCTGCGGTAGCCGCATCAAACCCGCCTATAGTGGGCTCCACCCCAGTAAAGACAACAAAGTCCCCGGTAATTGCTCCGTGTTCTTTTGTGGTTGTTGCAGTGACTATTCTGCTTCCGCTTGTAACAGAGAAGGTCAGGTCATCTTGATCATCAGTCGTAATCAAATGTGAAGAACCAAGGGTCGAAGTAGCATCTACACCAGTAACGTAGAAATTAAATATGTCGTCCGCTGTTCCTATAGGAGACCCAATCTCGGTTGTTACAGCACTGATGTTTATATTCCGTACCACGGCACTGTTATCTGGCAGCGGAGTGCCGTTAGTATTACTAACAGGAGAACCTGCGGTCCCCGTAGCAGAAACACCTGTAGGCACAATAGGGCCAATGGAAACAAACGTATCACCCAAAGACGCAGACAGACCGGGAATCGCGGTCCTTGATCCGCTAAAATCTATGCGGATATCTCTAACATCACTTGTGGTAAGCGTCTTTCTAACAGGGGTGATGTCAAAAAGTGTTGTGCCTCGATCAATATAGTATTTTAGGTTTGTTCCAATTCCGATATAGCGTTCTTTTCTTAGGTCCACCCAAGAAATTAATCCTCGTGCGCGACCCAAGAATTGTTGGGAGGTGGATCTTTTTAACCATCCGGCAATCTTTTCCGGAAACCCAAACCTAAAGCGAACTTTATCCATATCGTACCAACCACCTTCGTTGGACGAACGAGTTAGCTCTCTATTTATTCCCGGCTGAAATTTTAGAGGTATCAAAGACATCAATCACTCCTAACGTTTCTTTTACCGTTGTGCTGCAGTAAGCCTACTCGGTCTGCGTTTGCATAGGTATACTTGTAAGCTGCCCAGTTTGCATAATCCACCCCATAAGCAAAAATGGGTCGTTTACCGCTTGGGTCTGTGTCAAAACTGAGAAGACTCACGTTGAACGACTGATTCATATAAGACCAATATAAAGTATCAAAATAGTACGTTTCAGTATCAGGAACTCGTGTATCAAAAACCACCCGCTCCAAGTTGGGTTTATCTAAATCAAATTGGAACAAAGTTCCTTCACCATAAGTTACATTATAAGGATCTTGCCGTGCCTCGACTGAATTGACGAAAAATCTGTTTTTTGTCAGTGACCCCGTATCGTAGTAAAGAGCAGAGGGGGCTTGTATCTTAGAATCTGCAAGCCAAGAAAAATTATCTGGTTTTTGATAATAACCAAAGTTCCAAGCTTCGATGTGCGTTCCATCACGGTTATACAGGTCAAATCTTGAAACATCCCGAGAACTGATAACAATCTTATCATCTAGAACAGGTTGAAAGTTATAAAACCCTGATTCCCAATTTTTATACAAACCCGGCTTGACGGGTTGGGGTGCTGTAAAAGTAACGTGCGGGGAAACTGTGGGGTCACTGTATGTAACTTGATTGCCTACAAAGTCGTTGAAATCATTAAATATATAAACGCCTCCAACGGTGTCCCTATCTGGGTAGCTAGTGTAGGTCTGGACCGCAGAAATGATGATTTGTTTTTGATAAGGCATTCCATAACCCGCTTGCCCTTCTATAGAGACTTGGGTGCCAAAGCTACTTGGCCTTGGAACAACGTTTGGAGTGTCTACTTCAAACGTAGATAGGGCATCATAATGGTTGGCTGTAACAGGACCGTATCTGTAGCCTCTAGACAGGGACAACTTGCCTAGCTTAACGCGTCCTTTCCTATTCCCAAAATTAGGAAACTGCGTGTCTCTACCGCCCGGATAATAAGGTTCCGTATACACAACATAAAGCTCAGGGTCGCGTTTCCCCCCTACATCATTATAAGTAGAATCAAAAGATTGTGTCGCTAAACACGCGCAATAAATCCCCATGCCTCCATATGTAGGATCAGGGGCATCATCTGGATCGTGAGAAACTAGTAGCGTCAAACTGTCACTATAAACGTCGTAATAGTAAATGTGTGCCTTAGAACCAAACGCGTAACTTGTATTATCACCCAGAGCAGAAATGTATAAGATAAGACCCGGATCTCCGAATTTGTCTATGTACTCAATCATTTGTACAGTGCCACCAAACTGAACGGATCCACCTGAAAGCGCAGGGTCATCAGGAGGTTGAATCTCGTGCAATAAAGCTCCGGTATCTAGATTATATAGATAAGCTCGACCCCTATTCGTGTAGGTGGGAGTTACATAACCACCTTCGTCAAAATCCCCTTTGCCTATTAGCCCGTAATTCACTCCACCCGTTTTAGCAATCGCTCTTCCTCCACTGGGATAGGCCCATGGGTACTCCTGCGCAGGTGTGGTGTACGAAGAAGGTTCATCAATAGTACGCAAAATTGTGTTGGTAGTTAAATCGACTAGGGACAATTCTATACTAGAAACATCATAATCCGTCGGAGATATAAGTGCTAGAGTGCCGTCAGGAGAAATCGCAGTCCTAGCACCGCCCCAACGGGATGTGTTTGGCTGCGGATTGCTTATATATGACTGATAGGAGTAACCTTCTTTCTGAACTAACGCAACCTCACGCTTTAAATTCTTCTTATATGAATAGGGACCGAACAAACAATTCTTGGCTATCTGCGCTTGGAAAGAGTTGTTAGTTGCGAAACTAGGTTCGTCTAAGGTGTTAGGAACCCACCTATTCCACGGTCTATGAACAATTTGTGTTATGCCGGGGTCCGACATTCGAACCATCTTTCTACCATCGTCTATGAGTTTAAAGTTCATAAGGTACATTGTTGCACCAAGGTATGAGAACCTAAAATGGCTTTGGTCATAATCTATATAGTTATAATGAGCTTTTGTAATGTTCCATGCATACCCTGTGTTTAAACTATTCGCTCCAAAAACATTTCCGGGGTCGTTCGCTTCTGTATGGAAAAACTGATACGGAACCTCAAAGTCAATATCTATCCAGATTTCCTGACCGTGGCCGTCTCCTGCGTTATTAGCACGACGCATTGTTGGATTAACACCAGCTATTCTAACAGGATCATATCTAACATATTCATCAGACCCTGTTTTATTTAGTATCAACAGAGCCTTTCTACCTTGGTCGTACCAGTCAAAACCACCAAAACCCCACGCACTGATATTACGGGTTTGGTCGTAGTAAGTGGTATTGGGTGCTCCAACAACAGGATCATTTCTTAACCAGTTAACGCTTCTATCCCACTTGTAAATTTCGCTGCCCAGTTGGCTACCACTGATTAACGAGTATTGAAAATCCATGCGCTTTCGTCTGTACGTACTTGAGTCGTGACGGAAATAGGCACTTTTTACAGTTTTGTCTTCTAAGGTAAACGGAGTTGTCTGGTAACTACCAGAATTAGAAGGTGTTAGAACCACCTCTTCATAATTAGCCATTCTGTCATAACTGTAGCTTCCACCATCGACTACGCTGCCTTTGAAAAACTGTGAAGGTCTAACAGTGTTACTAGCTATTCTACCCTTACCAAATATACCAATTGCACGACCGTGTTCATACGTGTCGTATAAAGTGGAATCTGCAGAGGGGTAGTGAGTAGACCGTACCCACTTTAAGGTATGGATAGGAAAGTATTGATTACCAGTGTCAGGACCTAGGTCAATGGGTTTTTCTATATAGCTGTTCCAATTCGCTGTACTAAGATCGAAGGGTGTACTGCAGGTAACCTGATACAGAGTGGCAGCGTTGTTTTCTCCCTTACACCATATTAACTTAGTTCCATCTGGACTCCATAAAACAGCCGAAGTTTCTATTATTTCACTAACACGACGGTTAAGGGAGTATGTATACGGAGGCAATGTTCCGTTTACGTTCTCACTACTAAACTCCGTATAATATTTGTCTAAACCGTCTACATCTGGGTCGTTTAGCTTGTTTTTACCCTGCAATACAAGGTCACCGATACTGTACTGGTTACCATCGTCACCAATTTTTACAGGGGGAGGGGCTTTTATAGAACGTAAATAGTAGTCGTACCCCTTTTGAACATCCACAAACCCAAGAATTACTTGAGGAATCTTCTCATGAACCTGTGGCAAATCTCCGTGTTTTAAGTACACCAAGGAAGGAGAGTGGTTATCAATCAGACCTTGAGCACCCTGAAAACCTTCTCTACTACGGGAGATACCTTTACACAGACGTTCGTCCCACATAGTGGCCCACCGCTTTTCTCGTGCAGCGGTAGTGTTACACCCGTCCAACGTTGCTGTTCCGCTTCCAGTGTCTAACGTATAGACATGACCTTTAGTCGCCAATTTATCTTGGTCAAATTGTTCTCCTCCAAGGCAAACCGTGATTTTAAGGTTGTAATTTAGGGCCTCGTAGGCAGGATCTCCTTGCCCGTTTTGGCGAACTTCTTGTTGATACCCTCGGTTTAGTCGTATCTTACCACCCACGGCTCCAATAGGTCCGTAATTAAGACCAAAGTTTCCGTTGCCTTGCCCAGTCTTCACAACTTCTCGCTGTGTTAAACTACCCCAATCAAAAGCGACTTCTGTGTCTAAACGATAAACACACCACTCATTTGCGTGGTCGGGATCGCCGTCTACCCCACTTTCAAGTGCGAACAAATAAACGTTATACCCATTCTCTGCCCACTCGAAGGATGCAACGGAACTAGCTTGGTAAGTTCTTCCTGTAACAGCCGAAAGATCGAAATGAGTTTTACTCGAACCTAATGTGGTGCCTACACTGGCAAGTCTAGTGTATGTTCTATCTAACCCTCCTGCAGGAACAGTAAATGATTCCCAACCTGTATCAAATCGAGTAACTGTAGGCCCATGTTGTACATCAATGTGAGCAGGAACACTGTTAACCGTGTTCGTAACCCCCCATCGTACAAACTGAACGTCCGTTACGCGTCTATCTACACCCGAGCCGTTATAGTACCTAAAGTACTCAGGGTCTGTGTCCGTAACATCCAGTAGAAGTGTACTGCCACCAAAAGTAGCAGGAGAAGAAGGAGTGTTGGTCACAAGGTAGTTTGTGGCAATCTCTTCCGCACGGTTGCTTCCGGGGGTTCCTGCATATGTGTCTGTAGGAGCTAAGAAATTAAACCCAAGAGTATCCGCGTCGTAAATAGACTGATTATCAGAGTTTTTCACATCTGCTAAAAACGGAACGCCGTACACCATAACTCGCATAGTAGATACACCCGGGTCTGTGTCAGGATCTGTACCAGTGGTGTAGTTTGCGGCAGATACCAGATACCCTTGTTGGCGATGCCATCCTACGTTTGTGTTATCAAAATAACCACCGTTGTGGTTGTTGGTGTTTGGAGTCCCCGGAGTGTCCCAAGAGGAGTAGTTACTGTACTGAATTAAAGGTGCTTTTGTAGCTACCATATCAAACACAAAACCTTGTCTGGCGTGTTTGTAGTAATCATAGCTCATACGAGGCACGTTTGCATCGTCATCAATATCAGCGGGAATAGCTACTTTGTCTACGTTATACCCATAATATGGCGCGTAGTTGTTTATTGACCCTGTCAGCGTAGACTCATCAATATTAAATTTTCTTTCGTCTACAAAATCAGAACCATAAGGAGTAGTCGCCGTTTCATTCTGAATCGGCGTGTTAAACAACTCAGTATTAGAAGCAAACCGTTTAGCTAAATTAGGCATCAAAGAACCTTTTAATAGAAGTTATCACCCGCCAAGAACCCGAAGATCTCAGGAACCCCGCCGCCTTGTGGAGGCACTGCTAAAAAGGTGTACATTTTTGTTTCATTAGTACTTGGGTCTGCAGGTGTGTAGCCGTTTGTCCACGTAACGTTAGTAGGCCATGTAATCGCCGGGTTAACATTCGAAGGTCTAACAATCATTGTCCATGTTTTACAGAAAGTGTCTGCCGCTTGGGGCAGGTTTGTAAAACTAACGGTCACTGCGTTTGCTGTAGGCTCGTATAGGAACACGCTACCTGCAGCAAGGTCAAAAGCTGCAGTAGTTCCATTATCTACAAATGTCTCGTCATAAGAAACTGCCGCAATATTACGGATGTTACCAATGTCTCGGTTCGCGTCTACAACGAGTGCTTTACTTGCTTCTGCCGTCCCGTCTGTCGTTACCACAACTTTATCATAATCCGAGATTGTCCCGGCGAACCCTATAGAAGCTATAAGGGTGTCTCCTGTTTCTAATTGAAGATCGCCTGTAGCATCTGTGACAAGGACGTTATTGTCTACCTGAATGTTAGTGTTATCGTTACGCAACAAATCTAAGTTGTTGTAAAAACCCATGACATCTTGGTCTATAACAAGACCAAGGTTAAGACGAGCTCCTGATGCATCACTGGCTCCTGTACCACCGTCCGCAACGGCTAAATCAGTGATGTTTGTAATACTACCCCCACTAATCGTTGCATTGTCAGAAACAATTGTCCCGCCGTTAATCTTAACAGAATCCATTTCTAGTGTAGACGACATGTCATGAAGACTGCCGCCTGCAGCAAAAATGATTTTGGACTTGCCTGCAGCAATAGTGATCTGAGATGCAACATCATCCTGATCAAAGATCAAGTTGTGTGCCGTTGCATTTATGACTAAGTATACTTTGGTTTGTGTGAATTCTGTCGTAGCGTTGCCAGACTTAACAACAATCGTTGTGTCCGCAGAAGCGTTTGTGAATCGCAACCCTTTGTAATGACCTTTAGCATCTAGGTCTGAGGACTGAGTGATGTCGTTAGTAACCAGATTATACGTTGTACCTTCAGATGTCAGGTCAATTGTCGTATAACCGTGACCACTACGGTCTAAAGCACGTAGGTTTAAGTTGGTAACTGTACCCCACGTACCAGATTCTTCACCTGTTCCGATAAGAGCTAGTCCACCAATAGCAGAATAGGTTGTCATTAGTTCATTCCTCCAACATTAGTCCATGTTGTGCCGGGGGTTGGCGTTATGTTACTATAGCTTGTATCACGATTTGGATCAATTGTTGACCATGTAGTATCTACTACATCAATCAGTGCCCCCCAAACAAGAACTTGCCCGACTAAACCTACCCCCTCAACACCTGAGATATTCAGTTCTTGTACTAACACGTCACCTACTTCAACCGTTGCAGACACACCGTTTACAACGAAGGTGTTTACTCCAAACGAAGAACTCAAAATAGCCGATGCTGTAACGCCTGTAACAAGAAGCTCGTTTACAACGACACTTCCTACACTGGTAGCAAACGCGGCAGGGGTAGGTAAATCTACGCGCACGTTAGGAAACGGCAGGCCCTCTGTCGAAATAGCTTGTTCAGAAAATGCCGCGTTACCTAACATGTTTTACGCCTGTGATTCAGACCAACTGATTCGTCCTGATGCTGTAAATGGGTTTGATGCACTAACCGTAGATGGGTCTTCGTTCAGTTGGACAACCACGGTCAAAACGTCTGGGCCGTCTGGGAAAACATTGTCTCCACCTAAGATAGCATTACCTAGTGTGGCAATCTCACCCAGTGCTTCTGTCGTCAAAACAGGGGTACGACCAGATGTTCCGGTTCCACCAGAAGCCTCAAAGTTGTATACGCTTAGACCACCTGAAATAATATCGGCACTAGAGTGCAAAATCAACTGACTCAAACTTGGGTTTGTCACACGCTGCCAAGCATTCGTGGAAAGTTGCCCGTTAAGGACCAAACGAACGGTACATGCGTGTGTAGACAACACAGACACCTGATTAAGAATCAACTGCATTCGGTTGATAATTTCACGCTCACCTAAGAACCCCGGGGCACTTGTATCCACAGAAGGAGCCAATCGAATACTGATCAACGGCAACTCTTTAGTCACGTTAATTGATTCACCCGCAGTCCCAAGAGTGTAGGAACTAAAACTTCCAGACGTTGTTAAGGGTGGTTTATCTACGACCAACAAGGTTCTGTCTTCTCTATCAGATAGGAAGAAACCGTAATTTATAAAGGTGTCCACAGAAGGTAGATAAGGCTGATAGGGTTTTACACTCGTACTCGTAGGAAGTGCTAACGTAGTCCCGGCAGGAAGCCCCGCTCCTGACACCGCAGTCCCGGCAGAATACGAACCTAAAACTGCGTCGGGTGTTTGAACTAGAAGAGCATGTCCAATAGTCGCACGGTTATTTCCGTTGATCCTATAAACGTATGTGTTAGTAGTCTCTACACGCGCATTTGTACTGTTCGTCGCAGCACCCGTAACGGAAACGTTGTTAGAAGATGCGTTAAAGAGGTACGCTCTGTCAGCGTCAAAACGACCATCCATAATAACCGAAGTACCCCAGTGCGCTAACGCAGGAACATATGTCGGTTGCCCAATGTTTTCAATTTCGTATCGAGCCGGAACGTTACCAGACCGCATGTACGCTTCAGTGAAGAAGTTGCCGTGCACAAAACTATGCACATATCGAACATCACCGTGTTGGTCTTTAAATCCAAAACGTACTTTACCCGCACCGTACCAAGAATAGTCGATATACGCCATTTGGATTTTGTGGATGTCTAAATTAAACCCAGTATAACCTGTTCCATCGCAAACATCTAAATTCCACTCGTTTTGAGGTATCCGAGTGATGTTTGTTTTAGTAATCACCACTTTATTAGAGTCAACGCCGCGATAGCTAGGAGCAATGTACATCACTGAATCACTATCTATACGTGTGACTTTGTGCGTTTGACCTTTAATAACAATAAGGTCCCCTACTACTAGCTGCGAAGAAAACTTAGTATCTACCCCTGTAACAGTACCTGACCTAAAGGTTAGATTTGCATAGCCGCTAATCTGTTGGATAGAGCTTTTTCTACAACAGTACAGAGTCTGCCCATCATACTCGAAGAATAGGCCGTTTTGATCATCAAACAACCCACAACGCAAGCTACTATTGTTCCATTCATTTACGTAGTACTCAACAAGACCTTGTGCCTGTGCATCAGATGGTGTTCCGTCTAAGGAAACAGTAAAGGTAAATGCGTCTACGACACTCTGAACTGCAAAAGACCCGTTCCACAGATTTTTTGTATTACCGTTAGGATCTACTGGAGTAGGTGCAGAGAAACCCATACCCGAGTGGTTTTCACAGTATGTGAACAAATCAGGTGCCGCACTCGCTACAGTTATCTCAATGTACGACCCCGTTGTCCCGGGCGCGTTTGTTGCGTAATTATCCGTGACCCCTGTTATATAAGCTATGCCACCTCCGTGAGTACCATCCTCTGTTATAGAGAACCGTAAGGGGTGCCCAGAATTTGAAGCGTCGGACATATCAAAACGATATGTTCTTCCTTCAAACAAGTCTAGAGAAGAAATATAGTCACCGTCTATATAAAACTTATTATTGCCTTGTGCGTCTGTCACAACGGTCACAGCATATGTTCGTGTACCAACCGTATCGTCTTGGTTTGTGGAACCTGTAACAGTTACCGCTAAGTCAGTAGACAATCGATGTGGAAAACGTGTTTTTATAGTTCCGACATTTCCGTTTCTACTAAACGTATCAATCTGAGAGGTTGGGCTAAAGTTAACCGCAAACGAAACTTGTATACCTTTACCAGACTGATAACGGAAATACTTACGTGTTTGACGGATCATCTGACTGTCGGGGTTTGTGGGTGGAATCAATTCCACCCCACCGTCATAGGGACGGTGCAATGCAAAACCATCAGGGCGTAACAAAAGAGTTGTTCTTTGAAGGTAGTTTACGTCAGTCTGTCCTGTCGAAGGCAGATCTTCCGTGAGTGTAATCTGACCATCACTATTAACATAATCAATTACACGCTCAATTAATTCCCCCGCGTCATTAACGCCGTTAACCTGACAGTCTGTTCCCGCGCTAGAAATAGTAACGGTATTTGTTCCTGCGTTAGCATCTGTCTCTGTATAATGGACGGCAAATGTTGTGGAATCTATAGACCTAGCAAAAAAGACGTTGTCTCCGTCTATCCCGGCGATAGGAAAAGATCCCGTATCATCAGTTAAACTAAAAAAGATTGGATCTCCAGTTGTTAAGCCGTGACCCGTACTAACCACCAAGGTTGTGGAAGTAAAACCTGTTATGTCACCTGTGTTCTTGTCTTCAACTTGGTTTATGAAAAACGTGTCACCTTTGTTGAAATACGAGGTGAACGATGTTCCTTCACCTGTTAGAGTGTTACTACTGCCCGTATAGGTTATTAAACCACCACCATTAAAGGCACCAATAATAGAAGTCGGCTGTAATGTTATAGTACCTGTGACAGGAGAAGAACTTGCCCCCGTCTCGGACAACGGAAGAATCGTTCCCTGTACCGCATCTTCTTCAGTAGCGGCAAAAGACAAGAAATCTTTGTTTCGAACCACCGCATAGTAGGTTGTGCCACTAACCAGACCACTAAGATTTGAAACCCCTGTTTCAGTATAATCTAAACTATCCCCTGTAATAAAACCGTGATCTACAATTCGAAGTGCGTCTAACGAAGCAACTAAGGATTTACCACCTTCAACAGTAATCGTCCTTGCGGATATCTGGTTTGGGGCATGAAAATTAAAAGACAACTGATCCGCAGACAACCCAGTGATCGCATAGTTCCCATCTGCTGCTCCGACAAAGTCCGCAGTAAGTGACTGTGTTTCTCCTGTGGGAACAGGGGCCTGTATGTCAACGATATTGTATTTAGTAAAGGTTGCTGCTCCACTTCCTCCAACATAGAATATTAGAACTCGGTTGGTATCTGCGACAGCATCCGCAGAGGTGTAGTATAGACTAAACTCAGTACTACTTAGAACACGTAAAAAATAAACAGCCCCAATTTCAAGACCTAGAATAGGTATACTTGCAGTGGTATACCGAACTGCATCTCCTGTTGTGAATCCTGTAGTTGAAGTATTTCTAATACTGTTAGTTGGATAATATACATAAGTTGAGGAGCCTTGGTTAGGAACATCTGCTCTGACCCCTGACGCTGTAGCAGAAGGGGTTGTAGAAAGCATAAAACGGTCACTAGCCAAGTTCGCTACATAGTAAGTGGTGCCGTCAGTAAGCCCGGGGATAGTCGTCCCCCCGCCATTGGAGTACGTAACTGCATCCCCGTTCTGTAAAGAAGTGCCTGTAATCCCAATTGTGTCTCTGTCTGAGCTAGCCGTGGTTTGTGAGAACTGGTACTCAAGATCGGCAGAACCTGCACTCCGAAAGTATATCGTACTACCCGTAACCGAAGAAATTCCTACTCGGTTATCGTCTACGACGATTACCTTGTAGCTGCCTCCGTCAGTTATACCTAGGGGTAATATTCCTGTGAGGGCCGTTACAGTAACAACCTCCCCATTGGTGTAACCATGATTAGGTAAGTAAAAGCTAGCTTGTCTAAAAGTGTCTTGATACCTACCCAAATACCCATAGTCAGATAGATAATTTCTTTGTGATACATAACTAGAAGTAGTAGAGCCAAAAAAGAGCCTGCCATATGTGCTGTTGGAAGACCAATACTGGGCCAACCAATAGGTGGCAACACCTCGGTTAAAGTCATACATGTCATCAGACTCATTTAGGTATTGATGCCCACCATAATTGAAGCCGTTAAAGTTCATCACTTTAATTCTAACTGAAAAAGACGAACTTCCCGTTATACTAGACACGCTTTGTCTGAAGTTAAACATGTAGTAGCTTCGACCATAGTAGTAGCTAGTTTCAAAAACTCTCCAAAAAAGAGCCTTTGTAACTCCTCCATTACTTCCGACACTTGTTAGGTTTACTCTGAAAGTGGAACTCGCATTAGGTATTGTTCTTAGCTCTATAGTCGTACTGTTGATCACATAGATGTAATACGCTCTGTATGTACTCAATCCTCCGATTGCAGTATTTGAAGCAGTGTCAGTGACGTATATCAAAGCTTGATAACTACTGTAGTCGTGCGGCGACGGAAAAATAATCCTGTCGTTTACTGTATCGATGGTAATGTCCGAAGTACCTTCTCTAAAGTAAAAAGCGTCTCGCGGATCAGGAAGCCGCATATATGGATTTACACCGCCCAAAAAGAAGTCGTCAGTTTCACCTGTAGGAGTAGCACTCACATAAGATTGTGTGACTGTAGAGACCGTTCCTGCAGAAACGTTATCGGTTGAAAATTCTAGAGTAGATTTTGCAAAAGAATTAGCTAGAGCCATCTTCGTATCTAACGTAAAGTTAGTAGGATCTACTGTATTAACAGTAAGCTCACTGGTAGGTGTTGCACCATCCGTAGTAATACCGCCTATGTTAGACAGTTTAAATTCCGTACCTGAGTAAATAGCCCCCGGGAAAACTTGGGTGAACGTGTCTTTAATACTTCTAGTTGCACTAAACACAGTTTTTGCCTTGTACAAAAACGTGTTGTCGTCAATTTTAGCGGAAACAACAAAGCCGCCATCCGCTGCTACGTCCGCTGATCCTTGAACAATCAAAGGAGAACCGCGCTGCAAACCGTGAGTTTCTTCAGTAACCACGGCCACAACATCGCTACCCGCTGTCACATCCATAGACGTGATTGTAAGTGAAAAGTCCCCTGACCGAGAAAAGAACGTCGGGATGTTAGCTGTAAGCTCTAAGGTTTCCCATTTTGTGGACTGCAAACCATATTCAAAGTCAGTGTCAATCAGGTTTTCAGGATTCGATACACGAATCTTAGAAACAGGGTCAATAAACCTGTCGTTAACGGTTATATCGGTAGAACCCTCGTCAATAAAAATCTGAAGCTGATCTGTGTCAGACATAGAGCTTGTATCATATGCGAGAGTTACCGTTGTGGTGGTATTCTCATAATCAAACGATACGTCGCTAAAACCAAAGGCCGGATCGTTGAACTGATACACCACCACATTGTCAGTCAGGTTAGTGATCAACTGCCAACGTTTTTGAGCATAGATATCGTTTACTGTTATCGTTCCCGCAGACGCATCAAACGTATAATCGAAAACAAGCTTCTTACCCATCGTATTCTCCTAGCCCAAGGCTATCGCTAGTGCTACTGCCTGTTGGTCTGTCACTGTTCGTGCTGCAGGAAACGTTATAAACACAACCTTGTCCCCTGCAGAAAAATTTACTTTTGCGCCGTTGTTAGAACTGGAATAGACGGTATCTCTACGCAGTGTGTTAGTTGCAGAGTACGTCCCTAGTCCTACTTCCCATTGTGTACTGTCAGCGGTGATCGTGTAGTACGTTTCTTCGCCAACCGCCAACACATCAGAAAACGCAATAAAACTACTCTCGGCTCCGGCAAGAGTAAAATCTCCAGTACCAGTCGTTGTACTCGTTTCTTTTATCCTGTCGAAAACCTTTGGCATTTATGCGATCCGAATAATAGCGTTGTTTTGGTCTGCGTTTGGAAACACAACTTGGAACGTACCACTTGATGACGATTTATCGGCACCAAACGCCAGAATCGCAACCATTGGGTTTGTTACAGAAATGGAACCTGTATTAGGTGTGCTGTTATAGATAAACGCACCAAACGAAGTAATTGTGGAGCTTGTCCACTCAGCGTCGTTAAAATCTGTAATCGCAGTTGTACCATCAAGAGTAGGATCAACACTGGTTAGGTTTTCTCCTGTAGAAGAATACCCCGAACCTGTGTTCTCGGCTGTTGCTGAACCCACCTCCGCGTAGTTTGCGGTGCCTGCGCCAAACGAACCTGTCGCGCCTGCCTCGTCCTTAAACAATCCAATCTTAAAAGTATCGCCTGCGGCAGCGAAGTCGTGTACACCAAATAAAAGCTCTTTTTTAAAGGAGCTACACATTGCCGTAGTCAAAGTTAAAGCCATTTAAAGTCTCCTTATATACTCAGCAAGTTCTGGGTAACCCGCTTCTATTATGGCATTATACACAGTTACGCGGTCATTGCGAACTGATCTTTTCATGAAGTGTGTTAACATAGATACGAGGTTTTTTCTATACGCTCGTGCCTGATCCTTAACTTCCTCTGTTGCTTCGTCCGAAATGTATAGGATCTTGTCTGCACACTGCTCTGCTAACTCTTCAGGAGTTAGGCCCCTATTATCTGTTGTGATAATCTTAAATGGGGGAGCTTCCATGTTCATTGTTTCTGTCTCACTACCTTACCAACACGATACTCATCGGTGGTTTGTTTTGCCTCACCTAGCATCTTAATACCCATCAACGACTCTTGGAACCGTGACTGGTACATCTGCATAATATCAGGCTCTTCTTTCATGTATACACCCGCCTCGATCAAGGATCCATAGAGCATAGCCATCTCAGCGTTCTTACTGAGCCATGTTGTGCCGCTCTCGGCTCCGGCAGTTAAACTGATCGGACGATAGAAATAACTTAACTGACAACGGAAACTTAGACGAGGTTTGGGCGAAAGAATGAAGTTCTCTTCGTTAAACTGAGCGTAGTATTTAGGATCGCCAGTAGTATCCTCGTTTCCCTGATACTCCCGTAAAAAACTTATATCTTTAAAATCAAGATACGCTATGTCTGAATCAGGTTTTGTCGCATCATAAAAAGCTGAGTATATCTCAGGTCTAGCAGCCATATATGGCAGCATGTAATCTTCTATATATGTAATTTCATCGTCCGTAAGGCTGCTTGTTATTCCCAACACATAGTTGTTCATTTTTGTTGAGTCTGCCGCTACTACTTGAGCGTTTCCACCCACAGACCCTAACGCAATACCGGGAAACGCCTGTGTATTCTCAAATAGCTCTACAAAATCTATCGGAGTTGTCACACCCCCAGATGTCTGAAAAATAGCTTCTGCTAAGTTTGAACGGTTCTGTTCATTCCAACTAGCACCTGTCGGATATTTTGGAGCCGTTGTATAGCTAAGTGAAAACGGAGCCAAAAAGTCAGATGGAACCTCTAAGTATTCGTTCTTGCCAATTACTTGAGCAGTAGAGTTTTGACGAAACAAATCTAACTGCACGTTTTTTAGTATACGCTCTTCTGCCTGACGAATGAACAAAGGGATGTTACGAACAAACGAGGGCTCGTTGTTTTCTGTAAAATCCTGAATCGCGGTTTTTAGTTCTGCGTACGTAAAACTCATGATGCTAATACCCCTACAGTTCCAACTTGGCCTACTGATCGAGGCATTGCGTTGTTAGGTAACTCTACCAAAGGAACTCCTACGTATACCTGAATTGGTTCCACACGATCAGGTCGAGCGTCTCGTAACGCCTGTGGATCTGGTCCTACACGAGGAGGAAATAATTGTGGGTGCTTTGGTTCATACTCATCAGGACCAACCATAGCCCCGGTCCACTCTTTTTTCATATCGCGTAGACGATATCGAAAACCCGAGCGGTCTGAAATGCCCCATGCGTCTTTGCCACTTGCGTATGCCATTAGACCCTCAAATACGATATGCTAGGTTGCAATTTAAGTGGAGTCCGGCCCTCGTCTTCGTCTGCCGCACGTTGGAACTCTTCCTCATAAACAGATTTCAAAATCTGAATACGATCAGGGGCTCTTTTCATAGCCATGTAGTAAGCTAGCCCTGCCACCATGCAAGGATAAAAACGGAAAGGCATGTCGGTAGTGTTTGTTAGTGTGTCCGCATCTTGAATGCGCTGAACATAGTAGTACACCAACTGATCGGTAGAGTTTTCCGGCACCGCCCAGATATTAATTACAGGCGCAACCTGACGGTCAAAATAGAACTGACTTGGACGACCCTGTGTTGTTTTGTCAGGAAGCGTCATGTAATCGCCTCGACTGATTCGGTCTAGTTCATAGTCAGTTCCGTTTCTACGTAGAACAACTTCTAATAAATCAACCACATCCGCAGTTAGCGTTTCTTGCGCCTGTCCCGCAGTTAAGGTAAGCACACCCTGCTTCACGGTCCACAAGTTTAAACCCCGGTTGGCCCAGTCTGCAAACATAAGATTTAATGATCGACGCGCTGTTTTAGCGTCGTAACCTGTGCGAACCTCCAAGCCACAACGCTCGTAGGCTTCTTCAATTACCTCGGCAACGTCGAGGTTAAAGTCTCTTGAACCAGATGTCGTCATGACTCAACTTTCTTTTTCCACTCGTGGCACTCGACTGCAATAATCTCGTACCCCGGATATTTCATCTGCAGCGATATCACACCGTTCTGCATAAAGTCTCCGACGCATTGATCTCGTGTGGGAAACGAAGGGCCTCCAACTGCAAAACACATGTTTTGCGCACACATAAGAACAAACGCCGTAAACATTACATCACTTCTTCTTCCTCTTCTTAGCAGTCTTTGCAGCTTGCTTGAAGTTTTTTGCCGATGGGGCACCTTTGCTTCCCGGCTTTCTCATCTTCTCACCACTCCCCGCTTTGATACGTTTCCGTTTAGCGTGAATATTAGCGTATAATCCGGGCCTCTTTGCCACTTTACTTCTCCGTCCAGTTGATGTCTGTCGTGCCTGTTGGCTTCTTGAGATCGCCATAGCTAACCTTCTGTATATTTTCCATCAGCACTTTCAACATCTCGTGATTTTGTGAGACCATGTCGTTCGTGTGTTTCATTTCAACTTCCATTATAGCAGTTCTTTTGTCTAAATCCACTAAAGTAGTTGTTGTCCAATCCACCCACTTTTGAATCACCATTCCATAACTAGCAACAACGCCTACTACTATCATAGTTGCTAATGTAAAAACGATGTGCTTCTGCTCCATTTTAACAGTTCCATCTCTTACGTGCTGCTTTACCGCGTTCGCCAGTCCATCCACGGCTACGCGCACAGAAAGATTTCTTACGAGCCTTGTCTTTTTTCGACTTTGGGTTTGGTGCAGGAGCTTTAAGATTTGATCCCGTTTGACGGTTGTACTTGGCTCGACCTTTGGCAGTGAGTCCCGCTCCCTGCTTAACTGATCGTTTCTCGCCACGACCCACAGATAACTTAACACTTTTCTTTTTCTTTCTTTCTGCCATTACATCGGTCCTTGCTCTTTAATCAAAAAGCCATCTCCAAAGATCCCTACATCTGCCGTTTGACCAGACATCTTGGCTTGAAACTCAATAGTTGATTTTTCTGAAACCTTAAAGGGAAGCGTTCGTGCGATATCCATTCGAGACACAAAGCTAGTTTGTGCCACATCAAAAACCCGCCCGTCAGAAAACGTGACTTGGTTTCTAAAGGTCATGATCTTAGTGTCATTGTTTGCCGTCGCGGTAAATGCATCAATCCGTCCAAGATAGAACGAGTAACCCGCAGGTACTGTAAACACCGCAGCCTGATTCCTACCGCGACCTGCAATGATTTTTGCATAAACTACTGAGTTAACCTCTGCCGTAATGTCTCCATCAGCGTTACCTTCTACCAAAAGTAAATCATTTATACGGAAAAAGTTTTGTTGTGTTTGCGCACCCGCAGTTCCATTTAAAGCAACTACTTCACGTATTTCGTTGTAGTCGCCGTCAACACCCACGATTAAAACTTGCGGTCCTTCCGCGTCATCCTCGCTAGTGCTTATTATATCCAACTTTTGCTCTGCGCTAAGAAACGGCAATGCCGTGTTGTTTTCCCAAGGTGTACGAAATGTTGTACCGATTGCAGGGTTTGTTCCAAACAAATTGCGAATAGAATGGCCCGGAATCTGCCCCCGGGCCACCTGTAGTTCGAAAGGCTCAGATGTGCCGACCTGAGATATAGACCGTAGATCGTGAACCATGACGACTCCTTACGATAAGATGACCGTCAATTCGTTACTCGCACCTGTAAACGCAGAAACGTAAACCCCTTCAGAGGCAATGATGCCGTCATCAGGAATGTTCATAACATGATGCCCAGTAGGAAATTTTTGCGTAAGAAGTGTTTCACCACTTGCGCTACCGTTCTTTAACGTGAACTCTCCTGCCGCTGCACCGTAAATTACGATCTGACGTAAACGAGAACGAGAAGGACCAACAATCCCTGCGGATGTGCCCTGCGCCCAGTTATACGCTTTTACGGGACCTGCCATTGTTACTCATCCTTCTTTTTACGAGGACGCTTAACAACTTTCTTCACCGTCTCCCACGCTTCGTTTACGTCTGGAGTCGATGGGTCATCTGCCTTGAGCGTACCATCTGAGTTTCTAGCGCGTTTCTTCTCGGTTTTTACTCCGATTCCACGACGCGCTAGTTCTTCTTCACTAGGAGGTTTAAACCTACTCATCGGTTACTCTCCTTATGCGCCTGCGATTGTTGCGCCTGTGTCTGAACGCTTCCAATCTGTGCCGTTAGAAAACGCTAGGATAGCAGAACCCGCCGCGCCGTCAGAAACGTACACAAGTGTTCCCGCCCCTGCGTCTGAAGCAGATGGTGCAGTTGCTACAGTATATGTTGGAACTTTGATGTCGCCAACAAAACCGTTAGTCGAGGTCACTGGACCTGAAAATGTAGTTGAAGCCATTGTATTACCCTTTGCATAAGGATTCGCTTTACAGTCTATGCAACGTCAGGAGGGCCTGTACCTGTCTGCAAAGCTAGTGATGCCCTGCCCTAAGAATACCTAAGTTTGCCAAAAATGCAATCTATGTTATGGTTCCTGCAGCCAACACAAGGAGATTCTCCGATGCCGCATAAGGATCCGGAGAAGCGTAAGCAGTATAGTAAAGAATACGGAGCCGAATGGTATCAACGGAACCGTGAGAAAACTCTTGCGCGGACACGTAAAAGAAAACAAGAAAAACGAAAAGAGTGGAAAGCATTCAAGGCAGGGTTATCCTGCCTTTTTTGTGGAATTCAACATGAAGCCGTGATCGAATTTCATCACCCTGATGGTTCTGACAGTTACGACACAAAAGTACACAATTTTGTACAAGCAGGACAGTGGAAACGAGCATATAAAGAAGTGGAAAAATGTATCCCCTTGTGCTCTAACTGTCATCGCATTCTACACCATAACGAAAGGCTAGGGGAAAATGATGCTCAATGAAGAACAAATAAAAAACTGGGAACATTTCAAAATCGCAGACAAAATCTGTGAACGTGCACGTCGGGGCCTACCACAGGATCGTTGGATGCGTGGTGATCAAGAGATGTTCGCTATGGTGAAAGCTTATATGGACCTAGTGAGTGCTATGAAAAGTATGCACGACGATATGATAAACAAAGGTCTCGAATCGATGGGAATAGGGGAAGACTAGCTCCCCCTATCCTATTTTTATGCGCCCGGTGAACCGAACACTGCGCGTGGGTCGCTGTAGCCAAAGCTATAACGCTCACGAGCTTTATAACGCATGTTACCAGTGTCGAAGTCGGCTTCCATGCCTGTTGACATTGGTGTGCGCTCGAAGTGGATGAATCCACGAGGTGCGTCAGTTAGGATAAAGAACGCATCTGGGTCCGTTAGGAAGTCGTTAACGGCATAACCGTTAGGCAACATACCCATTGAACGAATTGCGTTTGTATCGTTATCCGCTGTACCTACACGCAAGTTAGAAACCATCAAACGCTCTGCAACGAATTGCAATTGACGTGGGATGATCAACTTTGTGCCGCGTAGAGCAACTTTTAGACCACGCTCATCAACAAAACCTGCGATATTGATCAAAGCATCTTCTAGAGATGTTTCGTTCAAATCGGCAGCTACTGTTGGTTCGTTGGCAAATGTGCCACCTGATGTCAGTGGGTGATCAGTTGCACAAAGTGCTTTACCGTCGCCACCCGCTGAAGCACCGCCTGTAAAGGCGTTGTTAAGAACCGCAGCGGCCTTAACTTGCTTGGTGTGTGCCATAGAACGAGCCAACGCACGAGTATAACGCGAACCAAGACGATCATAAAGATTGTCTTCGACTGCTTCCTCTGTAATAGAGAACGCAAGTGCGATAGTCTCGTGGTTGTAACGAGCAGTGTATGCTTCGTTAGCGTCGTCATAGTTAATTGCAGAACCTTCCGATTTGGTAGGTGCCGCACCGAACCCTGATAACATAACCTCTTCCTCAAATGCACGATCTGAAGATTCAGTTGTGTAGATCTCGGCATGTTGGTTTTCGTACCGGGAGTACTCCATACCAAACAAGGCGTTAAGACCGGGTTCCAACTCTTTCGCTAGTTGTGCGCGAGAGATAGCCATTAGTCAGTCTCCTTATGCCAAGCCTAGGTTGGACACTGTACCCGCTGCAACTGCACCGTTAGATGCGTTGAAGTGGTTGTTCAACCGTACGATTAGTGGAATGCCTGCCGCAGTGTAGTCCGCATTTTCAGCATCGTCTTGGATACCGATAATACGCATCTGCAATGTTGCGGTGGCTGCGATTGTGCTGACAGCTAGTTTGCCTGATGAGATACCTGTAGCTGTTACGCCTGCATCTGCGTCTGCAAAGTTAGCATTTGCGAACACATGACCACGAGCAGTTGCTTCATTTGTCAACGAAGCGTCTGACGCAATCACGAATGTTTGCATTGGGTTGTCATACACGTATGCAATGACGGGATGGTTAGAATCCGCGCCAGAGCCGGGCCAATGATTTGACCATACCATTTCACCAGTAGTGGACGAAACGTACTTACAGCCCCAGAAAACACCTAATACACCTACTGTGCCACCTGCCGCTGCGCCAACAATGTCAATAAAGCCAGTTGCAAGCGGAATAACAGGAGAACCTTGGTAGATCGCGTTAGTGTTTCCAGAAGCAATACGATACTCGGTCGCACCAGTGGTGTTCGCGCCCTGTCCTTGGACGCCAATCGGACGTAGTCCGAATGCACCGTTAGTGTTTGCCATCGTAGCAATCCTTTAAATTAATCAGCGTCTCGTCTTGAGCCGCCGAAAGTTACACGACTACGCCTATCGTTAGAGATAGGCATTGAAGGATGTTGTTCCTTCATCAAGTCCTGATCCACAGCTAACATCTGTTCGCGGGTACGGCCCCCGTAATACTCGTTTCTTTCAGCGGCTGTTTCTTCAGGTATACGGCACAACATCAGACCACCTTGACCGATAACCCCTTGATACTTGCCATCATCGATGACTGGAGTTTCGTAATCTGGATACTCATCAGCACGGACGGGTTCCCATCCTTCACGTAGCTTAGAATGGACATTCATTTTGTCCTCTTCACCACGCATTGCTACTCGAATCCAACGATGCACGTACCCATCAGGTGCGGGTGGTGCAGCAAGGTGACTGGGCGGTGCCCATGGTTTTCTGCGCGTTTCAGTTTCGCGGGTTGCGCTTGCGCGCGGTTTTCTATCTGCCATCTTTTAATCCTTCACGTACTTAGCGTATTCTTCAAGAGGTACGCCTAGTTTTTTCGCAATAGCTACTTGTGAATGCGTCAACTTGACAGACCTGCGCCCCTGTTTGTTACTGCGGGATGCGGAGGAACTAGCAGAAGCGACCTGACTCCCTCCACCCGATTTTTTAGCCGTTTGGAACTTGTGTGGAAACTCCTTCCGAATACGGCTATCAACCTCAGTATAATACTCGTCGGTGTTTGGGTCAAATCCTTCTTCATCGACAAGCTGTTGGTGGATCGCAAATGCCGCAGTCGTCATGACTCGGTCACTTCCAAACCACTCGTTCTTTTCTGCCCAAGTCTGAGCCTTTGGGTCAGGCGTAGGCATCTGTTGTTGCTGTGGTTGCGGTTGTGGTGCAACTTGAGGTTCCGCTTGTTGCGGCCTCTGAGCCTCACGTTCCGCACGAGCCTTTGCACTATTATAACGCTGAGTCTCAACAGCAATATTAGACAAAGCCTGTTGGGCCTCGATCATTCTATCTGCATCGCCAGACTCATACGCCTCTTTATAGGCTCGTTTAGCTGCTTCCGTTTGAGACTGCAAACGTGTCCCATACTCAGAGAGGTAACCTGTGTCTAGAGCCTGCATACGAGACTTCAGCTTATTGTTCTCTTCTATAAGCTGTTGAGACAAACGAACTGCTTCCGCTTTATCCCGCTCTTCTTGGCGATACTTCTCTGTAAGCTTTTTAATCCGATTCTGAACCCCTTTACTATAGGAGTCCAACTCATCAGAGGCTTGCTCAGAAGCTTCTACCGCTTCCTCAACTGGAGCCTCTTCAGTTTCTTCAACGACGATACTCTCTTCGTTTTCAACTGCGTCTTCTCTTTCTTCTGACATACCCTGTTCCTTAAACGTGTTTAATGTCATCAGGCTCTAACAAGGTTGCAATAACCTCGTCGTCATTAATGATGCGGACCTCCCCGCCATCAATCTTAAAACGCGACCCTGAATATCGACCAATACATACCCATTGGCCCTCTTCGCACCACGGCTCTGGATTAGGACCAAATTTGTCCGGATCCTTATAAGCCAACGGTCCAAGCTTCATAACGTATGCAACAACTGTCGCTACGCTCTCACGTTCCCGAACCTCGTCGGGAATGTACAGTCCACTCGCTGTCTTAGCTTTGCCTTGATACGGCATAACTAAAACCCGCCAACCTGTAGGCTGCGGGAGACGTTCGAGTAAAGGTTTGTCTAGAAGAGATGGGTCTAAGACCCGTTCTTTAGCGTCAACATATGCGCCTTCTAAAGAAGAAGAGTCTGTCTGAGACTCCTGTCGTTCTTTATTCATTTTCTGCGCAACGTGGTCAGGAAGATATAACGTCTTCGACATCGTCTACGGTTCCATTCAGCAGGGCCTTAATTTCGTCTTTTGCAAACGAGAGACCCCGTATCTCGCCTACTGACATTTTATACTGCTCCCAGTCCTTTACAGCACCGTGAGAAAGAGCTTCAGAGATATCCTCCTGACGCTCTTCTATCTTTTTATACAAGTGTCGAGCTAAGTCAACAAGATCCATTACAGGTTGTCCTTATACTCTTCTTGCCACATATCACAGGTGTTCTCGCCCTTACACACAAATTTTAGAGCCGCACAGTATCCCATAGACTCATCGCCAATGCACTTTTGCATGTCTTCTGAGGTGTCGTAGAAAGCACAGGACGCACAACACTCATCATTGCGGAATGCTACCGACTCGTTGCATGGTCTGTAGTTGTGCTCTTCAATCGCAACTTCCCGAAGTTCGTCATTGATAGACTCGTCATCACAGCACAGAGGGCAAATATTCTCTTCATCCTCTACGCCGTGTCCTCCCTCTATGTCAGGGAGGATAGATATCATAATATTAACCATTAGTAGCACTTCCCACGTTTAGGGTTCACACGAACGTCACCGCCACGGTAGAAACCTTCAACGCCTCGACCTTTTAAAATGTCTGCACGACTAACCTCTCCATCACCATTTAGGTCAGGAAACACTTTACCACCATCTTTAAATCGTGCTATCTCGCTGCGAGGTTTTCGTTTCATTGTATTATTACGACCTTTCAAAGTATTGTACTTTGATGTCGGATTTTTCTTAGGGTCAGACATGGCTTCAGAAAGCGCGTCCTCTATAGCCTTTTCTGTATCTTTTGAGATCCCAGAAAAAACCTTTCCCCCCTCTTTGTATCCTTTTTTAGAACCGCAACCTGCCATGAGGGCCTCCTATACTACAAGTTCAAAATGTGGGGCGTCGATAAATGGACGGCGACCCTGACCCCGACGTGTGTCGATATAATCATTCATAGCAGATTCCATGTCTCCGTTCCACTGTGCAATGTTTGGAACAGTCCATGCAGCACCCCACTTGATCGGCACATCACAGGCTCTCGCACCTTCTGCCATCGCATCTGCGATTTCATCATACAAATTCAACTCCCAACGGCCTCCATCTACATAGGCCATTAAATCTACTGCTAGCCCATCGATGTGTTTTGATTTCATCGTCTGACTTGCACCCTTGGCAACAAGTGCTTTCTGCTCTTCAATTGTACGTAGCCCACAAATCACCGAGAAGTCCTGCTTCGACACGCCAATAGCATATTTAACAACAGCGACCATGCGCTCATCTACGCCCTCTAGTTTAGCTAGACTACGTTTTCCTAATTTATAACTCATTTCTTCAACCCTCTCATAGTTCTTATGCCAAACGAGGCGGCAATGGACGCATACATCCCCCACTGTACCCAGAGGGGGGTAGTCTCAAGGTTGGCAAATCCAACTGCCATAGTGTCTTGCAAGCTAGGCACGAAGTTAGCAACAAGGATAACCACAAAAACAATAGTCCAGAGCTCGTCTTTCCATGAGTTCTGAGCAGAACGTATAGCTTCAATCTCCCAGTCAATTTCACCAGTAGCCTGTTTAAGCTTGATCTCTGCATTTGCTTTTTGTACCGCCGTTTTTCCGTCAACCCACGCAGTCGCTAGTCCACCAAGACTCCCTATAATCTGACCAATCATACCATCACACTCCCGTATAATGTCATCTCTACACCGAGTACCCACTCAAGTGCTTTAACCACCAAAAACGTCAGAAAGTCTTCAGCGGTTGTCATAACTCTCTTCCTTACTAACCGTCACAGACCGAGGTGTGTGAGTCACCGTAGTCTTAGACTCCTTGCCCATCCAAATGCCGAAGCACCCTGTTAAGGCCCCCATACAAACAGATACAAGGCCACTCTGTTGTATAGTAGGATCCGGTAAACTCATATACCAATGGACAGATTGGTACGTTAGTATTGTCACCGCCAACATCATAAGCCGAGGCAGTATTTTAAGGTCGTCTATATACCTTGCCGTTATCTCTACCATAGTGATCCGCAATCCTTTTGTTCGAGGTGATTATAACCACTTTTCCGTCTTTGTCCAAAACTACGTATTTTCTTACCACCTTCCCATATAGACACCCAAATAGTAGATACCTAAAACAATAGCCGTAACCGCAAGAACTATTCCTGTGGCTATCTGCAGCTTCTCCATTTTTTCTGCATGTGCTGCCTCCGCAGCCTTACGAGCAGCCTGACGCTGTTTACGCGCCTCATTCTGCCACGAAATCCACCTATCCCATTGGCCAGGTGCCCCATACAAACGGATATGTGATTCGAGCTCACGGCGTTTTTCTCTAATAGATTCAAGGGCTTGGAACTCTTCCCAATCCCCTTCTTCACCGCCTGTAATCGCTGTTAATGGACTGTTCTTCTTTTTCTGTACGGCTTGTTTTATGTCTTCTTCTGCCGTAAGAAATTTTCCAACTGCGCCAATAAGACCTGCAGTCTCTTTGCCATTCCCAAGAGCAGTCTTGATGACCGAATAAGCGGCATTCGCAGCCGCAATGCTCTCAAGTATAGCCATATCATCACCTTATCGAAGCCCACCCAGTCCTACTGGCTGTGCCTGTTGAGTAGTTTGCTGCCCTAACAAACCTAAAATACCCGGAGCCCCTTGACCGAAGCCCGGTGGAAATGGTTTAGGCATAGGATTCCCTACACCCGGCAAACCGGGGAAGCCGCCTCCGGGCTGAAAAGGAAAACGAGGCCCTTGTCTATTAAACTCTACGTCTGGAAAAGTTGTTCGTGTTAAATCCTCTACCTGTTGAACGTACGGTTGAACCGTGTCCTGTTGGTAATCTTGGTTGATGTGACTTAGCAGGGGCTGTAAAAAACCCATTATCCCACCACCTCCCATGCCCGGAAAGTTTGGTCTAATCGTCAACCCATTAGGACGTGGCATCATATTAGGGGTCATCCTGCATTCCTCCGTGCCGCACTCTCTCTTTGTACATCAATTCGCTCCCGATTGGTAGCGTCTCGTTGCGCGGCTATGTCTTCTTGGCTCTCGATTCGTGCCGCATCCGTTGCTGCACGTTGTTGTAAATTCTGTAGCTGCACCATCAATTGAGCCTGATCCTCTTGTGCCTTACGCTGCAAATCTTGCTGTTTGATGTTTAGTTCCTGCATACGAATTTGAACTAGCGGATCTGCCATCGGATCCTGACCCTGCGGCATCAAATCCGGTAGAATCTCTGCCATGATCTTTTCCATCTGCATAGAAACAAGTTTTTCTAATTGAGCAGGATCCTGCATGTCTTGCTGCACTTTTTGTATTTGTTGCTGCGCTGCCATCGGGTCTATCGCTCCACTCTGCGCTGCCAACTCTGCTTGTCCAATAATCTGGTCAATCTCTGCCATGACCATGATACGAGCTTTCTGGGAAATGTGTTCCATAATGTGCGCGTAGAAAATACCCATGATCTGTGGTGAAGTCATAACAAGAGGTGTCTTCATGAACGCCAAGTGCAAACGAATATGCACCTCATGTTCCTGATCAGGGAACGTATTTAAGTTTTCACCCATCAACGCACGAGCGTTCTCAATTGCGGGGTCCATAGGCTGCGGCTGTGGAGGTGGTGGTAGCACCTCATCAATATTCTGAACCTCTAACGCTTGGTACATACGACGGTATGCAGCATGTAGATTATGCATCTCAGGGTTAGATTGCGCCAACTGCAACTGAGTCTGTGCTAGAGTAACACGTTGCGCCATAGAGAAGATGTTAGGGTCACTAACAGGCAAAACATCAACACGTTCGTCAAAGTCTTGCGCCATAATCATACGGTTGCCGCCTTGGACATCGTATGGATACTCTTGAGGCAGGTTGTCACGGAAAATTCGCGCTAGAATGCGGAATTCCTGCTTCTGTGAGTAGTGTAGGCGTTTGTGGATCGCGGACATGACTTTCATGCCACGCTCTAGGAGAGCCACAGTGGTCCCTACAGGAGCCTGACCGTTGTTATCGGCAGTCTGTTGGTCAGCAATAGAAACAAAGCGTCTACCGCCCTCTATAAGGGCTCCTAGAAGCTGTGAGAGGGTCGCAGACGGCTCTTTGTATGGAAGCGGTTGAATCGCATCTCGTATGTTGCCCCCCGGAGCATCTATGTCCCGCCACTCACCCGGTTGTAAAGGTTCATCGTCATTACGGACCCTTACGCCCCTAGCCTTGAATCCTGCCGGGAGGTTGGCAAGAGTTCCTGCATCGATCAGTTGTCGGAGAATACTCGTTGCCGCACGACCAAGGCCACCAATCATGTGAATTAGACCAAAACCGTAGAAACCAAGACCCGGCATAAACTTGTAATGCACAAAGTACTGCATCTTACGAGCTAGGTCAGTGTTCTCTTCGAAGTTGCGTCTAATAGACAGAATCTCCCCCGATCCTTCGTCAATACTGACGATATACGGAAGAGCAATACCTGTAGGCTCACCATTAGGGGCCATGTCCTCAAAACCCTCTAGGTCGAGGTCAACATGCATCTCTAAAACTGTGTAGATGTCATCGGTGTACGTTTTTGACGTACCCTGCAACTCGTCTACTTTATCACGAACAGGATCATCATCCTCATCTGTAGCACTTAACTCAACATCGCGATAAAAGCCCGAGACCTGCATTTTTCGGACTTCATTAGCATCCATCCGCAGTACATGGGTGACTCTAGAGGCAGTCTGTAAGTCAGATGCTGCATATGGAACAACCAAGTCTTCTGCAGGGACAAATTGGGACACGGCTCGTTGTTTGGTCTCATCGAAGTACACCTTCTTAAAACAAGATCCCGACAACGGTAAATAGAACAACAACTGATCCATATCAGGGTCGAACTCTTCCATCACCTCTGTGATCTGGTAGTTCATAAACTGTTTGACCCGCATCGCCTGATCTTCACGCGCTTGGTCTTGCAGCCCAATAACCTGTGTCTTAACAGGCCCACCTGACGGTAGTAGCTCTTTGTATGCCTGTGCTTGGAACTGTGTCGCACTTTCCGCAATCAGCGGATGTGTGACTCCAGACGCACCTTCAAACGGTCTAGTGCGTTCCTCATACTTGACACCAAGCTGATCAAGACCTTTAGTATAAGTTTCTTCCCACTCACCACGAGAGTCCAAATCTTCTTCGTAAGAAGCTCGAAGCTCTGTCGAAATTTCTCCAAGATAACCTTCATCTAAATACTCCGCTAAGTTAGCATTGTGATCTATTTGTTGTGGTTGCTGCTCTTCCATAAAAGCTTCTGCCAAAGCCTGCACTAACGCACCGCCCTGCCCATCATCAATAACTTCTGCCCCGCCTGCAAAATCTTCAGGTACTGGCACAGACACATCTACCGATGCTTCTGTGGGCAACATGTCTTCAGGTGTGATTCCTGAATCTACAATAGGTGGCAACGCCATTAGTAATACTCCCGTTTAGGACGGTATGTTAAGTCTTCGTCTTCCATCTCGTTATGAAGGGATATAAACCCTCCCTGCCGAAAACGCATCAGTGCTAGCGTCATACTATCACAAAAGTCGTCATGATCGCCATTTGGAAATGATA